ATCTTGTTTTGTACCACCCGATACATAACTTGTAATCTCTGTTTCTTGTGGAGCAACTTGTACATCTGCACCCGAGATCCATTTTTGTGTCCAAGGTAGAGGGTTGCTTTTTACACTATACGGTGACTTGAGATTAACATTGGTCATTCTGCGTGTACAGATCCATTCAATGTAATCACTAAGTAGTGCTGTGTTAAGTCCAATCATTGATCCATCCTTAAACAAATACTCTGCCCAAGCCTTCTCTTGATCTACTGCATCAACAAACATGTCAATACATTCCTGTTCTGTTTCTTTTGCAATCTGCTCAAACACAGGATCATCTGTTTTAAGGATCTTCAACAACATCTGTGTACTTGCAAGGTGCAGATTCTCATCACGTGCAATCAGCTTGATAATCTTAGCGTTGCCTTCCATTTGTTTCATTTCAGCAAACGCCCAACTACACGCAAATGATACATAGAAACGAACGCCTTCAAGAATATTAACACTCATCAATGTTAGATACAATAGTTTCTTAAGTTCATACAGATCAACATTGATAGTCTTGCCATTGACTTTATGCTTGCCTTCACCTAACAAGTTGTACCAACTGCTCATTTCAATCAAGTCATCATAGTATTTTGAAATATCTCCTGCACAATCTACAATCTCATCAATGTCCATCATCTCGTCAAAGATTTTACTTGGGTTGCTGTACACGTTGCGAATAATATGTGTGTAGCTACGTGAGTGAATAGTCTCTGAGAATGTCCATGTTTGGATCCAGTTTTCAATCTCTGGCAAACTTACAATAGGTGCAAATGCTTCTACTGGAGCACGACCTTGTACACTGTCCAGTAGGATCTGACGCTTGAGGTTACTAGTAAAGATATGACGTTCATGTTCACTTAACCCTTTAAAGTCTTTGGCATCTTGATAGATATCAACTTCTTCGGGACGCCAAAAGAATCCGAGCTGTTTATCAGTTAGACTGTCAAAACTTTTATACTTCAACGTATCATAACGCTGAATAGTTGGGCCTCCTGTTGGATCTAAAAATGCAGTAACCTTGGTATGGTCTGCTTTGTTTGCTGTGTTAAAAACGCTCATGTGTGTGTTCCTTAATGGTTATATCTATATGTTTGTAGCATACTGTTACAAGCATGTCAAGTTTTATATTGTGCAACTTTCGCAATCTTCTTCATCGATTGTTGCTTGCTCTAGTTCTGGTAATGCTTGATCTCCCATTAGTTTGGTAATATCAAGTTCGCCTTGACCGTCATTGGTATTGAAATAATATAACTGTTTGCCACCATACTTGTAGAACATCAACATGTGTTGTAGCATTGTACTCATTGGAATCTTTTCATCATCAAAGAAGATAGGATTGTAACTTGTGTTAATACTAATACCCTGGTCAATGTACTTCTGTAGTACAGCCATAATCTTTAAGTAACCTTCTGGCGATTGTTGATCCCACAGTAGATCGTATTTGTTTTTAAGACGCTTGAACTCTGGAACAACTTGTTTGAGTACACCGTGCTTGCTTTGTTTTACACTAATCAAACTGCGTGGTGGCTCAATGCCGTTGGTTGCATTTGCAATCTGCGCACTTGTTTCACTTGGCATGAGAGCCATTAGTGTGCTGTTGCGGATGCCTGTATCTTTTAGTTGCTTACGTAACCCTTTCCAATCCATACGTTCTCTGTGTTTGATTAGTTCATCCACATCCTTTTTGTAGGTTTGATTAGGAGTAATACCATGTCCATATTTGGTTTCCATATTACCACTTGGTGCACCTTGCTCTGCTGCTAGGTCTGCACTTGCTTTGATTAGATAGTAACTCCATGCTTCTGCATACTCATCAACTAGTTCCAGTCCTGCTGTATCAATGTGCTGATATGTCAAGTCATGCTTGGCCAGCCAGTATGCAAAGTTGATAATGCCAACGCCTAAAGGACGGCGTTTCTCTGTGGATAGCTGCGCTGCTAGTATTGGATAGTTCTGATAGCTTAGTAGTGCATCTAGTCCACGTACTGCTAAACGACACACACGCTCAAAGTCTGCTGGAGTACGAATGTTGCCCCAGTTGATTGCACTTAGTGTGCATAGACTAATCTCACCTTCTGGATCGTTTAGATCTTTGAGTGGCTTGGTTGGCAAGTCGATTTCAGCACACAAGTTACTTTGTCTAATAGGCGCAACCTCAGGAAGGAATGCACCATGATCGTTTGCATTGTCTACATTCTGCAAGTAAATACGTCCTGTGTTCTTACGCTCTTCCATAAATGCACTAAACAAATCACTAGCTTTGACTGTTTTCTTACGTAGTCTTGTGTTGCGTTCTGCTGTTTCGTATAGTTCACGGAACTTGTCTTGATCAGCAAAGAACGCTTCGTACAACCCTGGAACATCTGCAGGAGAGAACAATGTAATGTTGCCGCCTGTAATCAAACGCTCATACATCAACTTGTTGAACTGCACACCATAATCCATGTGGCGCACACGGTTTTCTTCTGTGCCTTTGTTGTTTTTTAACACCAGCATATCTTCTACTTCTAAGTGCCATACCGGATAGTAAATAGTGGCTGCGCCGCCACGCACACCGCCTTGGCTGCATGACTTTACTGCTGATTGGAAGTGCTTGTAGAATGGAATAATGCCTGTGTGATATGCATCACCTTTGCGTATAGGAGATCCAATAGCACGGATACTGCCGCCACCTATGCCAATGCCTGCTTTCTGTGAAACATACTTAACCACACTAGCGGCAGTAGCATTAATGCTGTCCAAGCTGTCATCTGTTTCAATAAGAACACAACTACTAAACTGTCTTTGTGGTGTACGCACACCTGCCATAACAGGAGTAGGCAAACTAATGTCATGCAAACTAATAGCATCGTAATATTCTTTTACCCACTGCAAACGGGAATCAACTGGATAGTCCTGAAAAAGACTAGCTGCAATAAGAATATAACACATTTGCGGTGTTTCAAATATTTCGCCGCTTACTCTATTCTGACACAAATACTTGCCACGTAGTTGTTCCATGGCAACATAGGTCAAGTTTTCATCACGTTCGTGTTTGATGAATGTATTAATCTTATCCCATTCAGCATCAGTGTATTTTGTACCTAACTCACTATCATAAAATCCATTTGCTGTATTGCGATCAACCAACTCTTTGACATGACATGGCTCAAAGCCGTTGTACACTTCTTTGCGTAGTGCATAGTTAACTAGTCTGCCGCCAACATACTGATAGTTAGGAGTTTCTTCACTGATAAGATCAGCTGCTGCTTTGATGAGTGTTTCTTGGATCTCTTTGCTGGTTATACCATTATAAAACTGAATCTGACTCTTAAGTTCTACTTCGCTTGGACTGACTCCTGTAATATCTTCACATGCATAAAACACAACCTTGTGTAGCTTTTCAATATCGAGAGTCTCTTTGCGCCCGTCACGTTTGGTAACTTGAATCATTATCTTTTCCTTTTTGTCTATTTGGTATTTATTAATACGTTGGTAGTGTGTCGTGCTGCATTTGACATTTTAACTTTGGCAAATCCGTTGCGTCAATACTCTTATTATAATAATACCCTATTGTTAGATTGTCAACGAAAAGAAGGTATCTTATTACACTTTCTTTTTCGTCTAGTGTAATATGTATCTCAAACTGACTGCTAGAAAAACGATCAGTTAACTGTAAAGTGTAGTATATTGCCAATATTTTTGTAAAATCACAATAACGATTTTCTTCAATCATTTCCCAAGGAGTGGGCCATGTATCTTTATCATATGGATCTGTTGCTATGCTGCTCAGAGGTGCATTATTCCAAAACTCGATTGTGTCTTCAAACGGCGATTTGGTTTGTTCTAAAGTTAAGCGAAAGTTTCGCCAGGCTTTAACACGTTCTACATAAGTTTTATCAAACATCAATTTATATATTTGATTGTGAACTCTAGTTCGTCTGTTTCTGGACTTAGGTTATCTAACATTTCATTTACAACATTTAGGTGTATTTCTGTTGCGCCATTTTGAAATGCATTACCTTTTACACTAAAGACTAACTTTCCTACTTTACTTGGATTACCAGTAAAAATATGATCATCTGTCATTGAAATCTCTGCGTTATCTCTGTTGTAGATTACGGTTATTGTTCCATTTTGCATTATTGGGCCAATGTTATCTTCAGCACGATATGTGTATTCTAATGCAATAACCCCTCTTTGTTGATCAGATGGTAGTCTAATCAAAGTCTCAGCTATTAGTTTTACACCAATACTAGTTCTTACTGGTTGTGATAATTCAATACGTTTTGAGCCATGTATTTCTGGAAAATAATCTTGACTAAAATAAAGTGGATCAACTGTTAGTTCAGCAGTACGTTGGAAGTAATCGTTTATACTTTTATTATTATCCATATCGATGTGGCCGGCGTCACCTATGCCGTTTGAAGTTGCAGTACGATAAAACTCAATCACTGGTTCTACAACTACACTACTGCCTCCGTCACGTCCTACATTTAAATATGTGTTATTTTGACTGATATTAAAGTTACCTGTGCGTACATACAAACCTTGTTTGTCAACAAGATCAAAAACATAATCTTGGATAACAGTGTATTGACTACCTAAAGTTTTTCCAACTGGAGGTATTGAAGTAGGATCTGCTCCTAATACAAATCCTAGTCCACAAGTATTAATATTTCCTGTTTTAAATTTATTGTTGTTGATATCATATTCACTGTATACTGCGCAAGCAAATCCTTCAATAAACATATTTTCAAATATATTATAATCTGAAGTTGCTGTTGCTACACTACCATTAGAAACTACAATGCCAACTAGGTTTGATGTAGGTATACCTTCGCTGGTTATGCCGTCGCCAGTGCTCCAACCTGCTGAAAGTTTGATGTTTGAAAACTTACTGTTTTGACAGTTTTCAAGATACAATGCACCGCCATTACTGTTGTGGAATACTGTCATGCCTTCTATGCTTACAAAACGAGCCATGTTGGCTGATGTTGTTGTACTTGCGTCAGCGTAGGTACCAGGAATACTTGTTTCGTTTACTGTACGGATAATGTTTTCGGGTGGGTTTGCACCAGAACTATTTAAAAATGTTTTGTCGATACCGTCGCCTACAATGTTTGCGTAAGGTGGTATTTTCAACCCTGGTGAACTAATGAGATATTCGCCGGCGGGAATATAAAGTTTTATACGACTCCTGTACAATCCCTTGGTTGCACTGTTGATAAACAACTGGTCAATAGCACGTTGTAGTTTTTCTGTTTGGTCTGTTCCATCGCCCATTGCTCCAAAGTCTCTAACACTTACACGGTCATCTAACTTTGCTTGTAGAGTACGTTCTACTGGAGATGCTAACGCAACACCTGTTTGTATTTCGTCTCTTTTGTATGCATATTGACCTGCTAGACTTAATAAGTTATCAGCTTCTGTTAACAACTTGGTGTTACCAACTGCTGGTGCGCCTTCACTTACTGCACCATTACCAATGTAAACTTCTTGTGTATCAATCGCCCAACCAATCTCACCGGATGCAAGTTGTGGTATTCCACTTCCTTGATTCTTTCTACCTCGGCGGTGCTGGATTCTTGAAATCTGTACAATAGCCATGCTATACTCCTAATGCGTTATTAGTAGTATTTAGCCATTATTACAAAGTTGTATTTATATGTTCTGGCTGTCTTTCCAAGCATTCCAAGTCTCAAACTTACGCTTGTAGTTTCCTTTTGCACTCTTAGGCATAGATCTTTTATAGTTTTGCCAAGCATCAAAGTGTTCTTTGGCTTTGATCTCGTCTATTTTTAAATAATATCTCGCCAACATACGATGCCGATTACCTTCTTTATGTTCAGCGTGTCGCTCTGCATTACGTATTTTATCAGCACGTTTACGTATTTCAGGATTATCATACTGACCTACTAGCATACCGTCTTTATAGTTAGGATTAGCTGTGCCGCCTAAGTTGCCGCCATCTTCATCTATTAGGTTTAAAAACTCGTTACTTTTTACAACATTAAACTTCTTAGAATATTCTAATGCAGTGTCTTGAAATAGTTTACCATCAGATGATTCAAAGATAATCTGCGTAGTTACATCGTTGCCATACTTGTCTAAATGACGATTCCATTGCACTCCAGATCCTTTATATGTATATGGATCTCGTGTTGTTTGTCCTAAGTATTTT